GAGAGAATGCTCGATATTTTTTTAGCGTCAAAATTTTGGGTTACTTAACAGACTTAACTAATATGTAGACATAGCACTTAACAAATCAAGAATGCTGATAACTTTTGCAGATCTGGCGCAGCTCAAAAACGTGTCGAGAAGTGCGGTTAGCCAAAGAAAGAGCACAGGGGTTTTAGATGGTGCAATTGTTAAGCACAACGGCAAGACGCTACTTAACAAGGAACTGGCTATGGAGTTATGGGATAAAAATACGGCGCCTGTTTTAAATCAAATACCAGCTCAAACAAAAAAGGAACTAAAGAAACAAGTTCAGGAAATGCCAGCGGATCAAATACCGGATTTCAATGTTTCACGTGCGAAAAACGAATTTTATAAAGCGGAGCTGGCAAGGATACAGGTATTGCAGCAAAAGAAAGATCTTATTAGTGCAAAGGAAGTAGAGAAGAAAAGTTTTGAATTAGCGGTTGGTATTCGTGAAGCGTTTTTAACGTTACCTGATCGGGTTAGTAATTTATTTGCGAGTGAAACAGATGCAACGGCAATAGATGGGGTATTGAGGAAAGAAATTCATAGTTGTCTAGAAAGTTTTGTGGAGGCAGCATGAACCCGTTTCAGAAAGGATTTCTAGAGGGCATTATCCCGCCGCCACCAATGACGGTTAGCGAATGGAGCGATAAGCACAGGCGTTTAAGTTCTAAAGGATCTAGTGAACCGGGCAGGTGGCGCACGAGCAGGACTCCTTATCTCCGCGAATGTCAAGACCTATTAAGCGTGACGAATAGCGATGTTGAAAGAGTTGTTTTGATGTTTGGTAGCCAACTTGGAAAAACGGAAATGGGTATTAACTTTTTGCTTTATACGATTGATCATTGCCCGGCTCCCATCCTTTGTGTTGCTGCCTCGTTGGATATGGTTAAAAGAATGAGCCGTCAAAGGTTAGAGCCTGCCTTTGAAGAAACGCCGGTCATTAAAGCAAAGATTGCACCGCAAAGATCAAGGGATGCAAGTAATTCGATGTTCATAAAAGAGTACCCTTCGGGCATCCTCATGCTCACAGGTAGTAATTCTCCCGCAGGGCTTAGAAGTGCCCCCGTTCGTTATTTATTCCTTGATGAAATTGATTCTTATCCGGCTGATGCGTCTACCTCTGGCGGGGTAAGTGAAGGCGACCCCTGCGAATTAGCAATTAAGCGTACTTCAACTTTTAGCCGTAAAAAGATATTGATGACGAGTACGCCGACTTTAAAAGAGTTTAGCCGCGTCGAATCAGAATACCTAGCAAGTGACCGCCGCAAGTTCTTTGTTAAATCTCCTTGTTGTGGAAAATATCAAACCCTTGTTTGGGGTCAAATGAAATGGGAAAACCGCGACGCTTCAACGGCTAAATATGAATGCTCACATTGTGGGGAAAGATTCGACGAATCACATAAGACTTCCATGCTTAGACAAGGTGAATGGAGGGCAGAAAAACCAATGACAAGAAAGACGGCAGGGTTTCAAATGAGTTCTTTATATAGTCCGGCGGGGTGGCTAAGTTGGCCTGAATTAGTCGAGGAATTTCTACGGTCAAAAGAAGACGCGCCTTTATTTAAGACCTTTGTTAATACCCGTTTAGCTGAAACCTTTGACGAGTCTTATCAATCACAATTATCAGCGGAAGAGATGTTAGAGAAGTGCGAAAAATATTTACCCGGCACTATCCCTGAAGATGTTGTTTGTTTAGTTCAAGGGGTTGACATTCAAGGTGGCGGAGGAACAAAAGACGAACGTATCGAGGTTTCAACGTGGGGGATAGGTTTAGAGGAACATATGTATTTAATTCAGCATGATGTTATTTATGGTGATCCAAATCAAGGAACAGTTTGGGAGGGGTTAGATGTTTTGTTAACGGCTGAATGGGATCATCCAAACGGCGGCAAATTAAAAGTTGAATGTACGGCAATAGATACCGGCGGATTGGCAACGAACTCGGTTTACAATTATTGCAGGGCTAGAAAAGGGTCGGGTGTTATAGGAATTAAAGGAAGTAGTCAATCAGGACAGCCAGCAATCGGGCGCGGTTCAAAAGTTGATTTGAACTATAGAGGTAAACCAATAAAAGGCGGAGTTATTGTTTATATGGTTGGATCTGACACTATTAAGGATGTGTTGTATAGTAGGCTTAAGTTCAATAATAAATTACATTTTCACGCGCAGACTACGGAGGAATATTTTAAACAATTCACGGGAGAAAAAAAGGTTTTAAAGAAAAGCGGGAGGGGTACGCAATACGTTCAGAAAAAGAATCAAAACGTTGAGGCGTTGGATTGTGCTTGTTATGCCTACGCGGCCCTTAATCATCTCTATCAACGCTTCCCTCGTTCTAAATTCTTCCAAATCTTCGCTAATAAGCTCTTAGATTCCGTTAATTCGTCTAAAAAACAGCGTCTAAAATCTAATAGTAAGGTTACTAAGAAGTCGTATGTCACACATTGGTAAGAGGTCGGCGTGAATATCCCGGCTTCAATACGTGCGGGAAGCACAGTTAAATGGAGAGAATCAAGCCAAGTTGACCCGTTTGGTGATGCGTTGCAAAGCACCGATTCATGGTCAATGAAGTTTTATTTAAGAACTAATACGGCTTCGGAGGGACACACCGCGACGGGTTCAACCTACGGAACAGGTTGGGAATTTACAATTTCAGCTAGTGATAGTTCAGCCTTTGACGCGGGTGATTGGTTCTTTAATTGTGAGGTTAGTAAAGGGTCAGAAAAATATATTGTTGGGAGTGGAGCGTTAGAAGTTCTTCAAGCCCTCGCCTATACAGGAACACCGGGAGCGCTACAAGGGAAGAGCCAAACAGAACAAGACCTCGACGCGATTAAATCAGCAATAAGAACTTTAGTTAGTGGCGGTGTTGTTAAAGAATATTCAATAGCAGGGAGAAGCCTCAAAAAATATGATCTTTCTGATTTGATGGCGTTAGAAAGTCGTTTGAAATATCAATTAAAGCGCGAACAAAAAGCGGAATTAATAGCTAACGGTCTGGGTAATCCATCTTCAATGTACGTTCGTTTTAATTAATCATGGGAATTGTTAACGCATGGAATGCACTTTGGGAAGCAAACCCAAGAGCAATAAAACCAAGAAGAAAAAGAGAGTACGCAGGGGCCGAAGTATCGCGCCTTACTAGCGGATGGGTCACAAGTACTAACTCAGCCGATAGCGACATTAAAGGCAGTCTAAAGAAACTTAGGAATCGTTCTCGTCAACTCGTAAGAGATCAGGACTACTGCAAGAATGCTGTTCGTGTCATTGTTGAAAACGTAGCGGGAACAGGCCCACGCCTACAAGCACAAGTAAGAATGGCAAGAGGGGGGCGGCTAAATGAGCGCCTCAATCAGCAAATTGAATCTGCTTTTAAGAGGTGGGGATATGCGGAGAATTGCGATGTTGCAGGCAAGCTTTGCTATTCCGACTTAATAAGAAATGCCGTCGGTGCGTGGGTTGAATCAGGTGAGGTATTTATAAGAATCGTTAGGGGTCAAAAATTTGGTGATAGTTCCGTTCCTTTTGCTTTGCAATTGTTAGAAGCGGATATGATTGATGAGGACTATGAAGGGAAAGCAGAAAGAAAGGGTTGGACTTGGAAAATGGGAGTGTTGCAAGACGAGTGGGGGAAACCAAAAAAATATGCTCTATTAACTCGACATCCGGGGGATACTCTTTTTGTTAATCAACCGACCGACGGAAAGAAACATATTTTTGTTGATGCAAAAGACATTATTCATTTAGCGAAATTCGACAGACCCGGACAGACTCGCGGGGTGCCATGGATGGCTAGCGCTATTCAAAGAATGCATCATTTGGAAGGCTACGAACAAGCCGAGATTGTAAGGGTAAGAGCTGGAAGTTGCCTCACTGCATGGATCAGTTCACCAGAATCAGAGCTAGAAGGCGATGGCGTTGTTGATGATGATCGAATTTATGACCTTTCTCCGGGTAGCGTCAGACTACTTGGACCGGGTGAGCAAGTACATGTTCCAGATATGCACGCACCCGAGGGACAATTTGAGCCTTTCGTTCGTGCAATGCTTAGGGCGTTATCCGCGTCATTAGGCATTTCATATTCAACATTAAGTAGAGATAGCAGCCAATCAAATTATTCGAGTAGTCGATTAGATGTATTACAAGATCAAGAATCATTTAAGGCTTTACAAGCTCAATTAAGAGAAATTGTCTTATTTAGGGTTTACAAAGAATGGTTAGAAATTGCCGTATTGTCTGGAGCTTTGCAACTACCTAATTATCAGACAGAACCCGAGCGTTATCAACAAGCAAGGTTTATGTTTAAATCGGCGGGATGGGTAGACCCCTTCAAAGAATGTCAATCCAACAAATTAGCAGTTGAATCAGGTTTTAAACTTCAAAGTCAGGTTTTAGCAGAGCAAGGTATTGACTACGAAGAATTTTTAGTTGCGCGTAAAAACGAAATCGATCTTGCAAAACAATTAGGTCTTGATTTTTCGGATAAACCTAATACGTCGCCTGAAACTACATCTAAAGTAGAGTCCCTCCTCTTCCA